ATGAAAAAAGGTATTCACCCAGACAACTATCGCCCCGTCGTATTCAAAGATATGTCCAACGGCGATATGTTCCTTTCAAAATCTACATGTAAATCTAACGATACTGTAGAATTTGAAGGCGAAACTTACCCAGTGGTTAAAGTAGAAATCTCAAGTACCTCTCACCCATTCTATACAGGTAAGAGTAAACTTGTGGATACAGCTGGTCGTGTAGATCGCTTCATGAACCGTTATGGTAAGTTGAAGAAATAAAACAAATATACCACACAGTATAAAGTGCGGTCAAACGTAGTTGCATATGCGTTTGATCGCACTTTTTTTATACGAATGGAATTTATGTACTAATATAAACTTTGAGAAAAATGAAGAAAAATAGAAGTTTAGTAGAAACAAGTGTTATATTTATTGTTGCAAGCATTTTTCTTTTTTCGGCTTGTAATAAAGATAATAATGATAACGAGAAGACAGCTATATCAAATAATAACTCAAATCAAAATTTTCCTAATCCTTATACACATCGGTTAGAATTTCCAAAAATACGAGGAGGAAAAAGTATAATAATCACCCATATTGACCAAAGTACCAATGAAGTGAACTATAGTCTTGAGTGGGACGGAGAAAAGAAATCGAATCGTTGGACGTGCTATCAAATATATAACAGTAATAGTATATGGAATACAGGTAGATGGTATGGAAATCCTCAATACCCAGCTGACCCATTAATTTCTTCTTCAATGACCTTCGGTTACGATCCATATTGGGGAACAGGATACGATCACGGACATCTTTGTCCATCAGCCGATAGAAGAAGCACAGAAGAGGCACAAAGACAAACTTTTTACTTAAGCAATATGCAGCCACAACTTAGTGCATTTAATGGAAGTGTGAAAGGTGGTGGAATATGGCTAACAATGGAAAATAAAATACGAGATTCATTTAAGATGGAATCAATTGATACAATGTATATATGTAGAGGTGGTACCATTGATCAAACTTCACAAGTAAAAGCCTTTCTTCGCAATGGCTTTATTGTACCAGGATATTTCTTTTCTGCAGCTCTGTTAAAATATTATAGCAAAACACAAAAGAAATGGGAATATAAGGCTATTGGATTCTGGTTTAAACACGAAAACAATCAAGCTGCATCGCTCAAACCTTATGTTGTAAATATAAAACAACTTGAAGAACTCACGAATATAGATTTCTTCTGTAATCTTCCTGACGATATTGAAAGAAAGGTAGAAGGAATTGACAAAGATATTATCATTAGATTGTGGAATATAAAATAATTTTCGCTGGAACCTCAGGATTCCAGGAAATAATTTATAAGTTTTTGCAGAAAGAAAATGGCAAATAGAAGAAATTACATAATTTGAAAACAAGAATATTATAGCGTGATTACAGAAATATACACAAGTAAGAATAAAAGCATTTAAAGATACTGCAGAATATCGCTTATCTCACTAACTGTAACTAAATTCGTGTGGTCGTATTCATCAATATATTCGTGTTGCCACAATGTTTTAGATGGTACATAAATGGCATTTCCACCTAATTCTAACACTGGAGCAATATCAGAACGGAATGAATTTCCTACCATTACAAGTTCATTTACAGAACAATTGAAACGCTTACAAAGGTATTCATATTCATCGGAAGTCTTATCGGATACTACAATAGTTGCATCGAAAAAAGATTGCAATCCAGAACGTCGCAGTTTATTTTCTTGATCCAATAGTTCACCTTTAGTAAAAACTACCATCTTATATTTACGTTGCACATTGTTTAATGTCTCAAGCACGCAGCGGACACCCTGCAATGGAGTTGCAGGCATATTCAAAAGTTTTTTTCCACAATTTAAAATCTGACCAATTTTATTGGCTGACAATTCTCCATTGCTAATCGAAATTGCATTCTCTATAAGCGAAAGTACAAAGGCTTTACAGCCATAACCTAACAAAGGCATATTAGCTGTCTCTGTTTCAAATAATCTCGATGAAATTTCAGTAGCCGTTCCATAATCGCTTAATATACTTTGGTATTCCTTTTCCACAGCATCAAAATGCGATTGACAATCCCACAGAGTGTCATCAGCATCAAAAGCAAGCAGTTTTATCTTATCTTTTTCTATCATTCGGCAAAATTACTAAATAAAATATGAAAAACATTCTATATTTGCTATTTACACTAAAGGTCGTCAAAAAAATATAGTACCTTTGTAACACTAACAATATTAAGCTCACAAAACATAAACATATATGACACTTCAACAATTAGAATACGTAATGGCAGTTTATCGTTGTAAACACTTTGCGAAAGCAGCCGACTATTGCAATGTTACCCAACCCACTCTAAGTTCGATGATTCAGAAGTTAGAAGAAGAGTTAGGCGTAAAGATATTCGACAGACGTAAACAACCCATTAAGCCTACTGTTGAAGGAATGCTCATCATAGAGCGAGCTTGGAATATTCTCGTGCGAGCAAAGCAACTGAAGGAAGTTATTGAAGAAGAACGACAAATTCTTTCAGGTACCTTCCACATTGCTGTACTACCTACCATAGCACCTTATCTTATTCCACGTTTTCTTCCACAACTAATGAACGACTATCCACAGTTAGATATTAGGGTTAGCGAAATGAAGACAGAAGATATACATAGAGCTCTTAAACATGGCGATATAGATGCAGGCATTGTGGCAGAAGTCGAAGGTCAAGACGATTTTAACAGACAACATTTATACTATGAGAAGTTCTTTGTTTATGTTTCAAAAGGCGACCCATTATTTAAGAATAAAGCAATACGTACATCTGATCTTACTGGTGAGTTTCTTTGGCTACTCGATGAAGGACACTGCTTCCGCGAACAGCTTGTGAAATTCTGTCACTTAAAGTCGGCAGCAAAAAGCAAAAAAGCATATAATCTTGGAAGCATAGAAACCTTTATGCGTATTGTAGAAAGTGGCAAAGGCGTAACCTTTATTCCTGAACTTGCAATAAAACAACTTACAGACGAACAGAAAGATTTAGTACGTACTTTCGCCCACCCTATTCCAACTCGCAACATCATACTGCTAACACAAAAAAGCTTTATACGAAACTCGATAAAACAACTTATTATTGACAAAATCCGTGCTTCTGTTCCAGCAGAGATGCAACAAATCAATAAAACTCAACAAGCATTATAAACTTCAGAAGATATATCAAATGTCATTACAAAGTTGCATAAAAAAACTCTAAAATACGCTGTAAAAGCAGTAATAAAGCACATTAACGAAATAGAAACATTGCACACGTGTTATTTTGTGTAAAATGTTTGTCCCTGTCATTTCTTTTTTATACTTTTGAAGTCGCAAAGATAACATTACTCTAAAGAAGGATAACAAACTGCACGCTATATATAAAGCAAGCTTAATACCCTTCTAACAGTAGAAAATAAAAGTAAAGAATATTTTTAACAATACATTTACAAAGGTAAAATTATGAAGATTGAAAAAGTACACGCTCGTGAGATTATAGACTCACGTGGCAATCCCACAGTTGAAGTTGAAGTAACACTCGAGAATGGTATAAAAGGTCGCGCTAGTGTACCATCAGGTGCATCTACTGGTGAAAATGAAGCATTGGAACTTCGCGATGATGACAAAAAACGTTTCGGTGGTAAAGGTGTTCTGAAAGCAGTAGAAAATGTAAACGATAAGATTGCTCCTAAATTGAAAGGTTTCCGCATCACAGACCAACGCGCAATTGACTATGCTATGTTGGCTCTTGACGGAACTCCAACTAAGAGCAACCTTGGTGCAAATGCTATTTTAGGTGTTTCTTTAGCAGTAGCTCACACTGCAGCCAAAGCATTAGGATTACCTTTGTATCGTTATATCGGTGGTGCTAACGCTTACGTTCTACCTGTCCCTATGATGAACATTATCAATGGTGGTGCACACTCTGATGCTCCTATAGCATTCCAAGAGTTTATGATTCGCCCAGTTGGCGCAGATAATATTCGTGAAGCTTTGCGTATGGGTGCCGAAATCTTCCATACATTGCAGAAAAACTTAAAGAAACGTGGTCTTTCAACAGCTGTTGGTGATGAAGGTGGGTTCGCACCTAAGTTCGAAGGTATTAAAGATGCACTCGATTCTATTATGCAAGCAATAACAGATGCTGGCTACGAACCTGGCAAAGACGTAAAGATTGCTATGGACTGTGCTGCTTCTGAATTTGCTACATTGGAAGATGGTAAGTGGTACTACGATTACAGCAAACTTAAGAATGGTATGCCTAAAGATCCTAACGGCAAGAAACTTACTGCGGACGAACAAATTGCATACTTGGAAGAACTTATCACAGAATATCCTATCGACTCTATCGAAGATGGTCTCGATGAAAATGACTGGGATAATTGGGTTAAACTTACTAAAAAAATTGGCGACCGTTGCCAATTAGTAGGCGATGACTTGTTTGTTACCAATGTTAAGTTCCTAGAAAAGGGTATCAAGATGGGTGCAGCAAACTCTATTCTTATCAAAGTAAACCAAATTGGTTCTTTAACAGAAACTCTCGAAGCTATAGAGATGGCTCATCGTGCTGGTTATACAACAGTAACTTCTCACCGCTCTGGCGAAACTGAAGATACAACTATTGCTGATATCGCTGTTGCTACAAACTCTGGACAGATTAAGACAGGTTCAATGTCTCGTACTGATCGTATGGCTAAGTACAATCAACTTATCCGCATTGACGAAGAGCTCGATTGCACTGCACGTTACGGTTACAAGAAAATCAAGTAAATTCTTTTTTCATTATAATAATAAGGAGACAGCCTGCTTGTTCTGTCTCCTTATTTTTGTTATATAGAAGTAAGGAAATATCAGAATAATTAAAGTTTCTTTTGATAGATTGGGAAGGATATACTAATGAAAAATATAAAAAACACTGTACATTGGAAAGAAAAACAATACATAAAAATTTCCTTCTCGAAAATAAAATCCTGATTACTAATAACTTAAATTAGTTTATTGATATTCTCAATTGTATGATAGATATTTTCTGTTGGTTACTTTATTGTTTAATACTAACTTTGCAGCGTAAACAAATTAATAATAATATTAATCGGTATCCAACGATATAAATCAGAGGAACCTAAAACAGAATAATAAAAATATGGAGACAATTATCAATGCAATGGCTCCTGAATTTAAAGTTCAGGCTTTCCAAAATGGAGAATTCAAAACAGTATCAAACGAAGATATTAAAGGCAAGTGGGCTATTTTCTTCTTCTATCCAGCAGACTTCACATTCGTGTGTCCTACCGAACTTGTAGACCTTGCAGATAAATACGAAGAATTAAAAAAAATGGGTGTTGAGGTTTTCTCAGTAAGTTGCGATACTCATTTTGTACACAAAGCATGGGCAGATGCTTCTGACAGTATCAAAAAGATTAAATACACTATGCTTGCAGACCCACTCGCAGTGCTAGCAAAAGGGTTCGGTGTTTATAAGGAAGATGAAGGCTTAGCATATCGTGGTACATTCCTCGTAGATCCAGAAGGTAAAATTAAATTGGCTGAGATTCAAGATAACTCTATCGGTCGTAATGCTGACGAGCTTGTTCGTAAAGTAAAAGCAGCACAATTTGTAGCCTCTCACCCTGGTGAAGTTTGCCCTGCAAAATGGAAAGAAGGTTCTGAGACCCTAAAACCAAGTATCGATCTTGTAGGTAAAATATAAGTAACACCACAGTAAAAGCCTTTTTCACTATACATAACATTATGATTTATCTCTCACTCTCCTATCAAACCTCTTTTTAATAAAAGGTAAGATAGGAAAGTAAGAGACTTTTTTTTAGCCACCTATAAAGCTTTTATAAAATCTCTCATTAATTCTTTCTATACCTTTTATAGTGGACAAATTATTGCATTATATAACAAGAATATAGTAGGTTACAGGATTAGAGGTTAATAAAATGTCAATAGGAACACAGGAAGCAATAGAGAGTAATAGTATATAAAAAGATAATGACTCTTAGGGTCTAATAATATTAAAGATTGCAGCTCTATACGAAACAAAACGAATTCATAAGAAATAGAACTATGTTAGATAATAATATATTAAACCAAGTAAAAAGTATATTTGCATCGCTAAAATCGCAAATCACATTTGAAGTTATAGGTAATAAGAATGATGAAAAGAAAGATGAACAACTGGATTTTCTCAACAATATAGCTTCAACATCAGAAAAGTTATCTGTTAGTTTCACTGAAAAAGACAATACACAACTTTATTTTAGACTAGTAAAAGATGGTAACAATACTGGGATTTCTTTCCGTGGTCTACCAAATGGACACGAATTTTCTTCGTTTCTTCTAGCTATTCTCAACACAGATGGACAAGGCAAAAACTTCCCTGACGAAATAATACAACGCAGAATTAAGTTATTAAAGGGAAAAATAACACTGAAAACATACGTATCACTCACTTGCACTAACTGTCCTGACGTGGTTCAAGCACTCAACCTTATGGCACTTATCAATCCGAATATTACACATGAAATGGTTGATGGTGGCATTTATCAACAAGAAATAAACAACTTAAACATACAAGGAGTTCCTGCAGTGTATTGTAATGATGAGGCATTACACATAGGAAGAGGTGATCTCAGTATACTTTTACAAGAGTTGGAGGATATGGTAGGTAGCGAAGTTCCAGAAAACGAAGAAACTATAGAGTACGAATACGATGTAATTGTTATAGGTGGTGGCCCTGCTGGTGCATCGGCAGCTATATATTCTGCACGAAAAGGATTAAAAGTTGGATTGGTTGCAGAACGTATTGGCGGACAAGTAAATGATACCACAGACATTCAGAATCTTATTTCAGTACCTAATACAAATGGGACAAAGCTAGCTAATGACTTAAAAGTGCATCTCACAAACTATCCTATAGAGCTCTTCGAACATCGAAAGATAACAAAAGTAAATTTAAATGGGAAGATAAAAAGAATCAATGTGAAAGGCGGAGAAATATTCAAAGCTCCAGCTATAATTATTGCAACGGGGGCAAATTGGCGTAGACTAAATGTTGGAGATGAAGCAAAATATATAGGGCATGGTATTCATTTCTGCCAACACTGCGATGGACCTTTCTATAAAGGAAAAAATATTGCAGTGATTGGAGGTGGAAACTCTGGTTTGGAAGCGGCTATAGATCTTGCTGGTATTTGCAATAAAGTTACAGTGTTTGAGTTCAGCGATACTCTTCGTGCCGATACTGTGTTACAAGAAAAGGCTAAGCAACTAAAAAATATAAGTATCTTTACGAATGCACAGACAACCAATGTAAAAGGCGATGGTATAAAATTAACTGCACTAACAGTTAAAAATAGATTGACAGAAGAAGAGAAAGATTACGAATTTGATGGCGTCTTCGTGCAAATTGGTCTTGCTCCAAATAGTGAACTTTTCAAAAACGAGTTAGAACTGACATCACGTAACGAAATTAAGGTTGATGAATCTTGTCGCACTAATATTCTGGGTATCTATGCAGCGGGAGATGTTTCTACTGTGCCATATAAGCAAATAATAATTGCAATGGGCGAAGGTGCGAAAGCAGCATTATCAGCGTTTGATGATCGTTTGCGCGGAATTATATAATGAAAAGTTAGATAAAACTTGAACAATATAGGCAAAAGAGATGAACAACTCTCATTTTCCTATATTGTTATACAACTATATATGGGGCACAGAACGAAGCGTATAAGATGATGGAGAGTCGAAAAGTTGGTAAAGTCGTTAGTTTACAAAGAGTTATGCGTGGTTTGATGGTTGAGGCTCCACAAAACGAAACGTTTACATTGGTTTAATTTTGGTTTACATTGAAGGGCTTTTCGTTTACATGAGGCTGGCGAAAGGTTTACATATATAGGGCTGCACGTTTACGCGTGTGGCCTTTTTTGTTGCTGTGCGTGGAAACTCTTTATACAAGGGCATTTAGGGCGTACAGGGGCTTTATACGCGCCCAAAATAGAATCGTGTGGGAATGGTATTAGAACGACCTTAAAATATGGTTTGAGGGGGAGGGACGAAAGTGGGTAAAAATGGGGATTTTTGATGGGTGGGGTTACTGGTGGGGTTACAAAGTGGGGTTACATTTTTGAAAAAGTGGGGTTACAAAACTCCTGCCAAGCCCCCCCCCGTGGAGAGATAGCAACAATCCCGAAAATGGGGGATTGTTGCAAGAAACTGACACTTTATGGACAACTTTTGAAAGCCCGTTTTTAGCGTAACCTCCTATATATGCAGGGGTTTGCCGTTATTAGCGGGTATGTATTGGGGTGTTTGGGGAGGGGGGGACCCTAATATGGTTAGTCGTTAGACAACATGGGAGGCATCGGTATATACTGATAGCCCTCTTCGTCTTTTGCCTTTATACCTACACATCTTGTTACCTGCTTGTCAAAAAAGAAATAAGCAGTATCTGTTATAAGTTGCCCTTGATTTTTTCTCTTAATGATAACGGATTTCATAACCATAGTTTTGTCAAACTTAAAATGAGTGCGTGCTGTTATTAACGAATCCTCAAGGTGTCGTATCAAAGCAATTTTATCATTGACTTCTTGTAGTTCAGGCTTGATGTTTGTGACACCTGCCCATGGTTTTAAGAATTGCAGTTTCTCACTTACTTCCCCCTTAAGATGGTCGATTGATCGTCTCATGTTTACACCTTTTGATGTCTCATCAAAGGTCAAACTTGCAGGTGTGAGTGAATCCATTTTTATTATTTCAACTTCTTCACCAGCTTTTTGCATAGCCTTGAAGCCTTTTTCCACAAGGTTATTAGCGGTTTCATTTTTGGTCTTTTGGCAAGATGACAACGCCATAATGAGAAAGAAAATAAAATAATATTTTTTCATAATTAAAAGAATTTGCTGATGCTACCTATAACTTCAAATACATTTACGATACGGTTTACTTCAAACTCCTGCTCGTCGAAATTGGGGTTTATTGGAACATATCGAAGAAATTTTTTAGAAGACCCACGACGAATAATCTTAATTGTGCGAATTGTGTCAAGCACTACGGCATACATCTCACCGTATTGAATATCGTCAATAGTGCATGGACGCAGAGCTATAATGTCACCGTGGCTGATCTGTGGCTCCATAGAATGTCCGGTAACATTACACCAAAGATGTGCCCTGTCAAAACCAGGCACAATGATATTGTGGTCTGGCAATGATACTTGTGAGTTATAAATCTCACTGAATCCTCCGAGGAAATCGACATCATAATAAGGCTGCCCCACTTTGGAATCATAACTGACTACTGGGGCGGAGACATCTTCTGTTTCCTCCTCTTTAAGCATATTACCTTTTCCTGTGAGAAGCCATTCGTGGTTAACATCGGGAGCATAAGCGAGAAATCTTGATATATTTTCTTCACTAATCCCATTGTTTTGCCCTAAGATACCCCTTGTTGTGCCTGATTCTTTGTAATAGACATAGTCGGACACTCCCTTTTTTGCTAAATAAAGCGAGATATTTTGCTTTATAAGCGATTTTTCTTGTTTATTTTCTTGCATAGTCGAAATATCTTGTTTATCTTTGCAGCGTGTTCCATTTGGAAATGCGGCCAAATATACGAAAAAAGGCCGAGAATTAAGAATAGTTTTACAATTAAATGAGTGAGATTATGAAAAAGTACATTCACATTCAGAAGTCGGACCGCGAGTTTATCGCGAAGGCGTTCAAGGTTTCCAAGCGTACCGTTTATAACGCCATTCATTTTGAAGACATGAACGAGGGTAATGACCTTGCAAAGAAGATACGCACCCTGGCCTTGGAGCGTGGCGGCATTGTGATGGTTGAGGCTCCTGAGTTAGAGACGCTGCACGACGCAGACGACTACATGAGGCAATATATAGGCGATGTCCTGTTGGAGTTCTCAAAGACGGAGCCCGTGTGCGATGTGTACAAGAAGGGCGTGAAGGTGCGCCACTTCGACAATGTGATGACGAGCGACATTCAGGGTATTCAAGACTGGGCTTCAGGACTTAGGTAAGGAGGCAAGCGATGGAGTATTACGAAGGCAGACTATGTGTATCCTATCAAGAGCTGGTAGATGGTGGCATTATGAGTGCCGCCAACTACAAGCAGATTGCAGCGCGCGGGAAAATGCGTGTGATGCGTCGCGGTGGTGGTGCAAGCGGTTGCTGTGCTCTTGTCGCAGTCGATAGCCTTCCAAGCAGATTCCAACCCAAGGTCAAGGAACTCTATCCAGACGGTGCGCAGACCCATTTGCGTCTGTGGGTGATGGAGAACTACGAAACTGACCAGGAAGCTGTGGCGTTTTTCCATGACCGTGAGAAGACGGGCGTTGACTTGACGAAATATCCCGAGAAAATCAAGGAGTATGTGACGAATGCAAGCGTGCTGAACACTTGCATCAAGCTGTACAATCGTGCCTCTACAGCAAGGAAGCTTATGGGCGAGAAGTACAACTGGGACTATATGGCAGACTCTATCGACACGTTACGGACGGAACTGGGGCACACACTGCCGACGAGTACACTGCGGTTCAGGAAGAAGGTAAACGAGTACAAACGCGAAGGATACGGCTGTCTCATCAGCGGCAAATTCGGCAACCAGAGCGCGCGGAAAGTGGATTACAAGACCGAGCAACTGATACTGGGTCTGGCTGTACTTCCGAACAAACCTTACAACACGAACATCGCCGAGATGTACAATATGTTCGTGTGCGGCGAGCTGGACGTGTACGACCCTAAGACCGGCGAGCTAATGAACTCCGACGACTTCGTGGACAAGAAGACGGGCGAGCCTATGGAACTGAGCGAGAGCACCATCAACAACTATCTGAACAAGCCTAAGAACCGCGTGCTCGTGGAACACGCCTTGAGCAGCTGGACGACCTTTATGCACGAGCAGATGCCACACATGCACCGCCACGCCCCCGAGTTCTCACTGAGTAAGATTTCGTTTGACGACCGCGACCTTCCGCGCAAGCTGAAGGATACGAAGGCAAGACCGAAAGCCTATTACGCATACGACGTGATGAGCCAGTGCGTGGTGGGCTTCGCCTACAATCGAAATAAGAACGTGGACTTGGTGGTGGAGTGCTTCAGGAGCATGTTCAGGCTTCTGGAGCGCAGAGGCTGGAACTGCCCGGCACAGGTGGAGGTAGAGAACCACCTGATGAGCCAATGGAAAGACTCGTTCCTGAAGGCTGGCGTACTGTTTCCGTTCGTCAGGTTCTGCGCCCCACAGAACTCGCAGGAGAAATATGCGGAGCCTATGAACGGCGCGAAGAAGCGCAGCATTGAGCACAGGAACCACCTGGGCATCGGCCGTTTCTATGCCAAGGACCGCCATTACCGGACAGAAGCCAGGAAAGTGTTCGACGAGCTTAACGACACCTACGAGGATAAGCAGTATTACAGCTGGGACGAGCTGATAGCCGACGATATGAGGGACGTGATGGAGTTCAATAACTCGCTTCACCCAAACCAGAAGAAATATCCGGGCATGACCCGCTGGCAGGTGCTTGAGGCTAACCTGAATCCGACGCTGCAGCCCCTTGACAAGAGCGTGCTGGCCCGCTTCATCGGCGAGCACGTGGAAACGAGCATCCGTAGGAACAGTTACTGCCGCGTGGCGTACACCAACTGGTGGCTGAGCGATGTGAGCGTGCTTGAGAAGCTCGCCCCGAATAACTGGAAGGTGGATGCCTACTACCTCACCGACGAGGAGGGAGTCGTGAAGAACGTATATATCTACCAGAACGACATGCTGATAGACGAGCTTCAGAACGTGGGCACATTCAACACGGCGGACTGTGAACAGACAGAGGCGGACAAGGCTGTGTTCGTGGAGCAGCAGAAGAAGATAGCCGGTTTCAACAAATGGGTGGTGGACAATGCCATTGAAAGGCTTGGGGTGATGAAAGCCTCCCTCTCCCCAAAATCGGAAGATGAGGACGTCGAGGTACTGGAGCTGAAGTCAAAGGAAGAACCGCCGTCCATGTTCCTACCGCCAGCGAGCGCATCAAGCCACGCTTTGGCAGACATATAAGAATAACGATTAAATGCCATTAGAATATGATTAGTGAGACTCAGAAACAGCGGATTTTGGAGGCGATAGCAGCCAACCGCAAAAATTATCCGAGCGATGCGAAGCACGCATCGGCACTGGGTATATCTCCCAGTGTGTATAACGGATTGAAAAAAGGTCAAACGGAGAAAGCTCTGAGCGACGCCAACTGGGTAAATATTGCCAGAAGGTTAGACGTGAACCTGCGTGAATCCATCGAATGGAAGGGTGCGCAGACGGAAACTTTCAAGTATATCAGCCTGCAGATGGAAGCATGCCAGGAGCGCAGCCTAAGCGTGATACTCTGCGACCTTCCAAACATCGGCAAGACCTACACGGCGCGCTGGTATGTGCATGAGCATCGGAACGCCGTGTATGTGGACTGCTCTCAGGTAAAGACGAAGCGTGCATTGGTCAAAAAGATAGCCAAGGAGTTTGGCGTTGGTACAAGCGGCAAGTATCAGGACACCTACGAAGACCTCGTGTATTACCTCAGAAGTATGGAGCGTCCATTGGTCGTGCTTGACGAGGCTGGCGACCTGCAATACGAAGCTTTCCTTGAGTTGAAAGCCCTGTGGAACGCCACGGAAATGTGCTGTGGATGGTATATGATGGGCGCGGACGGGCTTCGTGCGAAGATAGACCGCATGGTGGAATGCCAGAAGGTAGGCTACGCCGAGATATTTTCGCGGTATGGCGGCAAGTACAGCAAGGTGACTCCCGACCAGGCGGACGAGCGCAAGGCGTTCCTGCTGGAGCAGGCGCGCGTGGTGGCGACGGTGAACGCCCCTAAGGGCATGGACATCGGCCAGATCGTGCGCAAGAGCAGCGGCGGGCTGCGAAGAGTATATACGGAAATTGAGAAAATAAAGAAAGGAGCATGATATGAAACGTGTAAGCATTGTAATGAAGTATACAGGGTATGTTCCCGAGGATACCAGTCTTGGAGAATTGAGAGAATACGCAGAAGGTCGTATTGACGATTTCTTCAGATACTATGATGAAAATAATGATGAGGAATATGATTTTGACCGCAATGATGTGGAGATTACAGACAAGGGACTAACTATTATACTTGGATAATATGACAAAAATAGAAATGGAGGCTATGGAAGCCGTTATCGGTATGCGTAAGGAAATAGCCAAGGCTAACGAGATAGACTGGGAGCAGCGCCGGTATGAGATAGCAAAAGACCTTTATGTTCAAACCTGTCAACAGGTAAAGTTAGAGGGGGATAATACCGCTGCAGATGTATTCCGAAGTGCGGCATGGTTATCTCGTGTTGCTGCCGATTACTTAATAGAGGTTCTGAAAAAGTAGGTATGGCAAAGCGAGCGTACAGTCCGAAGGAGATTGCGGCGAAGACCTACAAGACGCTGCCGTGGGGTGGCCGCTGGGCGGAGTGCTTCGGCCTGCCTGAGGAGAACTCCACCTGGTTCATCAGCGGGTCAAGCGCAGCCGGCAAGAGCAGTTTTGTGATGCAGTTGGCGCGCGAGCTGACCCACTATGGGCAAGTTCTCTATATGAGTTATGAGGAGGGCGTGAGCCAAAGTTTCCAGGATAGGATAAAACTCTTTGAGATGGAGAAATGCCAGGGCTGGTTTCGTGTAGTAACTGAGGATACAATAGAGGACCTTACCGCAAGGCTGAAGAAGAGACACTCGGCGAAGTTCGTCATCGTGGACAGCTACCAGGAGAGTGGCTGGGAATGGCCTGAGACGAAGAAACTGATCGAGGACTTTCCGCGAAAGAGCTTCATCTTTATCAGTATGGAGAAGAAGAGCCAGCCATTAGGCAATGCTGCACTCCGACTCCGTTACAAGGCAGGTGTAAAGGTGCGGGTGGTTGGTTTCAGGGCTTACTGTCAGGGACGCTTCAACCCTGATGCGGGTAACAGCTTTGTAGTGTGGGAAGAAGGAATTCTAAGGACATCAAATAAAGTGTGATATATGAGCAAGGAAAGACGGATAATTGAAATTGAACCAGGTCTAATGACTCCAGGTGGACGTATGACAGACCATATCGAGAGCCGTGGACACAAGTGTCCCTATTGTCAAGGCAACGGCTACCACTGGCAGGAGGACGAGTGGCAGGAACGCTATAAGAAGGAGTGTCCGATATGCAAGGGCAGCGGCAGACTTAACGCCGTGATAACCGTCGAGTGGAAAGCAGAAGAATAGCAATGGAAAGAAATAAATACAGCAAGATAATCCTATCTGAGGCAGAACAGCAATGGATGCGCAATAACTTCTGTAAGACCAAAAACGCGGAAGTGGCAGAACACCTTGGTATCTCGCACAGAACAGTAGTGAGGATTGCACGGGATATGGGATTGGTGAAACATCCAGACTTTACAAAAGCCATGCAGCGAAATGCTTCCGAACACGCTGCCAAAAGGAACAGAGCCAATGGTGGCAATGCCGGAGCGAAGAACCTGTTGATTTACGGCAAGGCTTACCAGTTCAAGAAAGGCGAACGGCAGAAGGACAAAATGTCGGCAGAAGCCTTTGACGCCATGCACCGCCACATTGGCGAACAACGCAAGAAAACCTTCAAGGCGGAGAAGCGCAGGGTGATATTCGGTCTGGAGCAAAAGACAAAGCTTCGGGTGGTGCAGGCACCGAAAGAGAAAATATGCCTCCGTAATGGTTTGCGAAAGAAAGGCTATGAGATAGCTCGTGCTTCCAATGAGGCGTTCATAACAGCGGCAACTCATCGTTCGGAAGTGATGGAGCGCAGGGCAATATCAATGGGAATAAGTTTTACATCAATTTAATATAAACGATTATGAGCAACTTTTTAGAAGAAATCAAGAGACGTATTCAAGTGTGGCATGAGAAGCATGCGGAACGCATTGAAGCTACACGCCAGGCAGCACTTGACGCAGAAGCACGGGCAACCGTGCAGGTAATGGAATTCAATGGCGAACTGTTTGCCTGCGTGAATGGTGTACCCCTGTTTGGTGTTGACGACATCAAGGGAACTTTGCCCGAAGCGGTGGCCCACGCTCGGCAGAATTACAAAGACTGGAAGGAGGAAAAGTTATGGGAGCGGAACGGAACTACGCGCGTTTCTATGGTTTGCTGAAGAAACTGCCTGGTGCGGACAAGGAGACGCTGGTGTATTGTACCACCTGTGGGCGGACAACCAGCCTGCGCGAGATGACCTCAGAGGAGTATGACGAACTGTGCGCATCGATGGAGGAGTTGACGGGCTGGAAAGTGCAAGTGAAGAAGGCGCGCAGCGTATGCCTGAAGCTGATGCAACAAGCCGGCATTGATACGACCGACTGGCAACGCATCAATGACTTCTGTCGCCACCCGAGGATTGCCGGAAAGGAATTTGCCCGGCTGACATTGGAAGAGTTGGACTCCCTGCAGACGAAGCTGCGCAGCATTATGCGCAAAGGCGGGTTGAAACCGAAGCCATCACGAGATGAACACAGGAATACGACCTCATTTGTTTATGTCCCGATGGGTAATATAGCAGAAAGTTAATGAACATGACATCAAGAGAATTTGTAAAACGCTCTATGGAGCGCATTCGGGAACTCGGTAAGGACATGAGCAATGAGGATTATAGCAACAGCCTTGAGCAACTTGCCTATGAACTTGAAACCGAACGGCAGGAAGTGAACTGGCAGGTATTAACCAGTGAGGGAAAATTTATTTAATAATTTATAAGAATATAATTTATGAGAACAAAAACAAGCAATTGGTTTGAAGCCAAGATGCGCTATGACAAAGTGCATGAGGACGGGTATGAAAAGAAAGTGACCGAGAGTTATGTGGTCGAGGCTCTTTCATTCGGAGAGGCAGAAAAGACGGCTATTGAATTCCTTGGCAGCTATGTGTCCGGAGAAATTCAGGTTGTAAACATCAACCCGATGAAATTCCAAGAAGTGTTCTTCAACGAGCAAGAGTCATGCGACCGATACTACAAGGCCATACTTCAGTTTATCACCATTGACGAGAAAACGGAAAGAGAAAAGCACACGCAGGTTTACTATCTGGTACAGGCTTCTTCTTTCGACAACTGCAAGGACACTATCCGAACGATTATGGACGGCACCATGATAGACTATCAGATTGCTTCAGTATCAGAAACCAAGGTTATTGATGTGATAGAACACAAGTTATAAACCCTATAAAAAGAAGAGACAATGGCAACAAGAAAAAAGAAAGTAATCATCACAGGCGTGAGCAGAGAAGCCGCCGATGAAGCGTTTGCAACCTACGCTAAAAGCGATGCACAGGTACAGAAAATCAATGCGGACATCGAGCTGCAGTGTGCCAAGATCCGTGAGAAGTATGCTGACAAGCTGGCGACTCTCACTGAGGAGAAAGACAAGGCTTTCGACACCCTGCAGGCATTCGCCACAGAGAACCAGGCTGAGTTGTTCTCCAAAAAGAAAAGTCTCGACATGGCTCATGGTACCATCGGCTTCCGCACTGGGACACCGAAATTGAAGACGTTAAAAGGCTTCACGTGGGCAAGCGCATTACAACTTGTTAAGCGTTTTCTGCCAGACTATATCCGCCAGACAGAAGAGATTGCCAAGGATAAGCTGCTTACTGATCGTGATGGTAACGTGTCAATGGAGGTTTCGGACTCTCCGTCACTTGTAGAAGTTCCTATACGGCAGGCTATGACGGAATGTGGTATACAGGTTACGCAGGATGAAACCTTCTATGTCGAGCCCAAGAAGGAGGACACCGGCGTATGATCAGAGAAATATCTAAAACGCCCAAGGTAGCCCTGTGCCGTGAATGTCATGGCACGGGCTTCCAAAAGGTAAGTATAGACGGGACACAGACACATGTCCGGTGTCCCCAGTGTGAGGGAAGCGGCAGGGTGCTGGTGAGTTGCAAGATGAGCCTTGACATCCGCCCGTACAGAAACAGTCAACAATCCTAACAAATCCCACAGCTGTGAACAAAAGGAAAGGAAAGAGTTATGCCAAACGCGTTGCCGACATCAACCATATCTATGACACTTACGTAAAGACCGGTCTTCCGAACCGTGAGATATGGAAGCGTTATGTCTACCCCAAGTACGGCATCAGCGAGCGCACCTTCTACAATCTGCTGAAGGCATCGGGCAGTCCTGGAATCGAGGACAGCTCGGAGCTTTCAGCAGAGGGCTTTTTGTTCCCTGAGCTGTTTATAGAAGATGAAACCAGAGACCCGTCGTATTTTAGGAAGAATCCTTAATGACATCCGCGTGGAGATGACGGACGAGTTCGACCGGAACTTCGAGCGTCAGTCCTTCTTCGGCGAAGCGTGGCAGCGTCGCAAGAGCCCCACGCGCCCGGGTGGCCATATACTGGTCGATACCGGACGGCTCCGCAGAAGCATACAGAGCCGGACAACGGAGAACAGCATAACCTTCTTCACCGAAGAACCCCACGCAGCCATTCACAATGAGGGCGGCGAGATTGTGGTGACAACGAAGATGAAACGGTACTTCTGGCACAAATACTACGAGGCGACCGGCTCGTTCGGCAGGAAGAAGGACGGCAGTCGCAGGAATGACAAGCGCACGGTGCAGCTTTCCGAGGAAGCCGAGTTCTGGAAGTTCATGGCCCTGAAGAAAGCCGGTACGACCATCAAGATACCGCGCCGCCGTTTCCTGGGCACCAGTCCGGAAGTGGAGAAAGCCGTCCGGGAAATCATTGAGGAGAATATCACCGAGTATATCAACTTTGAATTCGAGATTAACGAGAAATGAGAAAGGAACTGTACAAGATGCTCTGCGATAAGCTGAAGACAGTAAGCGGCGGGGTCATCAAGCATATCGACCTGTGGAACCACAACGTCGAGTTCATCGAGCAGGAGGAGCAGTGGGAACGTCCCGCTGTGTTCGTGGAGTTCGCCCCCATTCAATGGCAGGCTGTTCAGAACGGTGTGGAATACCGTGCCGAGCCGATAGTGAACCTGCATGTGGTGACTGATTGGACGGGCAGCGTCAGTGCCGGCAGCGAGTTCCAGGAGGAAAGTCTGAAGGTATTCGACCTGCTGGAGGAAATCCACAAGGCACTGACCTGCATGGAAGGCGAGACTTTCATGGAATTTGACCTGGTGGAAAGCCGGACAAACCACAACCACGAGGAAATTGTCGAGAACATAGAAAGCTACCAGTGTGTGGCCATCAAGAGCCTCTGAACGAAAAAACAAGGCTAAAAACAAAAAATCCGCTGCTTTTGTTGGAAGTAACGGATTTTTATTGTATATTTGCAGTGCGTAGAGATACGTAGGGACAGGGTCGAAGTAATGACCGTGTACCGCCCCAAGGTCGCTTTTCAGCGGCCTTATTTTTATATCTTCAGTTCCTTCAATACCATTTCGTCTGCTATATAGAAGAAAATTCTACCAGTACACTTTCGTCGTGCCTCTGTCAGAGCGGCATAGTATTTCGCATCATGTGTGGGTATCTCGAAGACAACCGCCTCGCCTCCTTGCTTTGTGAGTGCCTTCTTGGCATACTTCACGATATTGCCGGCTCCACCGGTTACGCATTTCAAGTCAGCCTTTACCTTGTCGAATCTAATATCGTAGGTCTGTCTGGCGGGTCTGTTCACGCCTTGCAGGTATTCGACATCATGCCCGTTGTCGGCAAGAACCTTGCACATTCTCATTTCCTTGTTGAACTTGTTCCTTTCTGCATTGCTGGCCGTAGCTTCCGCAATGCGTTCCAATTGCGTAGCCACAAGTCCGATGTCCTTTGGTGATACATAGGTTCTTTCCCATGTCTTCTCATCATATTTCAGGATACGCTCTGCAGCCCCTATGTTCTCGTGTTTTTGAGCCCTTATAAGCCGGCAAGCAGCGCAAAGTTCATTGTCAGGAATGAAAGCAAGTTTCAGTTTACCTTTGGCAATATCGCAGTCCCTGCAGCGGCGTATGGTGTAGGGGTTGTAGTCGGGTACGGACTTCTGCTCCAGCCCAGCATTGAAACGGAATATCCCCTTTGTGTCCTTGCCCGTTGCCTCTTCTCCGAGAGCCATCGCCTCGTCGTGTGGTGTGACGGGATATTTCGACTTGCGCACCTGTACAACCGTGCAGCGGCAGTTCCATCCGTTCGGCGGGTAATATTCTTCCCAGAACGGGTCAGTGATGGGCAGCGTTACACGGTCAAGAGCGGCATGTTCAGGGCGTACCTTATCGTCTCCTGCAGTACGGTACTGGAGGTTGTACCGGTCTCCGTCCTGCATGAAACTTTCCCATTTGGCAGCCATCTGTGCGGAGGCTTGCACGAAGTTGTACTCGGCACGGAGATAGTTGGCGTTGTAGGTACTGTCAATGCTTTGAACGTCATTCAGGAACTGTTCGAATGACTTTCGATTGCCGTCCTCATCGAGTAGCGACGGGAACGCCTCGTTCAGTTCGTGGAAGGTCTTCATGCCGGAGAATATGTAGTCAGACCGTTGCAGCCGCTTTCGCATCGTATCGGACATCGCTACTTTCTCAAAGGAAGAGTCCAATGCAGCGGCATGCGCCTCAATGAAGTTCCGCATTTTAGGCGTCTCCAGAATCTCAATGCGGAACTGTGCCCCCTCCACCTTGTAAAGTGTCCGCATCATTCCCTCAAAGAGCGTGGAGAGTTCTTTCCTTATATCCTCTTCACGGCTGAAAGTGGCTTGCAGTGCGGACTTGTCCAGCAGATGGGCATAGCGTTCGTGCAGCCCCTCGTAGTCAGAGGGGCTCAGTCGAAAAAAGGGCGTTTATTTTGTCCCTGTCGCTTCTTTTTGCCCAGCTTGGGTGTTTTATCGCCCTTGGGCTCTTCACCGCCACCGTCGGGGGGTGTGGGGCCAAGAACGGGAACCTGCTGCCTGCGCTCGCCTACGGGCATGTTGTATTTCTCCTCGAAGTAGGATGGATCCACCTCGTAATTGTTCAAGACGAGCTGCTCGTAAGCCACTTGTTGCTCCGGCGTATAGTCCGCACTGTAGTCCCAGTCGAAGCGAATACCTTGCAATGGAAATCCATGCTGTATCATACGTGGGATTAACTGATTATTAATGACATCACGGAGCATGTCGCAGTCAGAATCCACAAGGTTTTGGAATACCTCGAGGTGAGTTTCTGATTGTGATAGTGAAGAGCCGTCCTCGATGGTCATTGTCTGTCCGATAATGAGTTTGGAGAGTTCAGAGTTTGCCCGATCGATACGGCGGTCATAGACATTGAAGGAATCTCCTTTGGTAGACTCTACAACTTCGATATCCGTTCCCTGCTGGAAGATACCCCAGCCTTCTGTCCCCATATCAGCCATCATCTTTTCCATTTTAGAGAGTTCCTTGTCATCACGGGTAGTTGTGCGTGCTATACGCATCGGCATGCCAAAAATCTCGGCAAAGGTATCCCAAAAAGCTAATGCATTCTTCTTAGGTATCGTTTGTGTAGCCGCTTTAAGATAAAGACCGAGAGCATCAGGTTGCCCTACTTCAATGAGCCAATCAACAAATGGAGGCTCGTGATAGTTGATACCCGACTGCCATTCGTCGCCTAACTGTTTAACGACTCTGCCATATTCAGGAATAACGTGTTTTCTCGGAATAAGCTTTACGCCATTATAATAAAGCATATTGTTGGTATCAGTCATCAATTCGCCAAGTTCAATGAGCGAATGGCCCTGGAAAAGCCACACTAATTTGACCCACCCTGGCAAGTATTTTAGACCCAGTAAGGTTAAAATAATGAGACCCACCTCAC